AAGGAGTAAAGTATTATGGCACAGCCCACAAATACATTTGATACTTACGATAGTGTTAATGCTATGAGAGAAGATTTAGCTGATGTGATCTATAACATCTCACCAACTGAAACGCCTTTCATGAGCAACGCATCAAAAGGATCAGCTACAAATACTTTGCATCAATGGAATACAGATTCATTATCAGCAGTAGCAGTCAATGCTAAAGTTGAAGGTGATGAAGTATCAGGAGATGCAATTACAGATGTATCTCGTTTAACAAACTATACTCAAATCAGTTTGAAATCTGCAACTATTTCAGGAACAGATGATGCTGTAGAAAATGCAGGTATGGGTGAGCAAATGGCTTACCAAATGGCAAAAATGGGTAAAGAGTTAAAGCGTGATATGGAACACGCTATGGTAGGACTTGAACAAGCAAAAGTTGCAGGTAATGCTTCAACTGCTCGTAAGTCTGCATCAGTAGGCACATGGTATGGCCCATCAGCAACAGGAAACTATGCTGTTAATGGATCACCTTCTGCTGAACCTGATGGAGATGGTTCAGAAGCTATAGCAGGTGGTACTAATAGAACTTACACCGAAACATTATTAAAAGCAGGTCTTAAAGCCTCTTTTGATCTTGGTGGAAATCCTGATACTGTTTTAATGACTGCAAGTCATAAACAACTAGCATCAGCTTTTAATGGTGTAGCAACTAAATACAAAGATGCTTCAGACAAAGTGTCAATCGGCACAACTGATATTTATGTATCAGATTTTGGAGAAGTAGCTTTCGTACCTGATCGTTTCCAAAACGCAAACAGAGTAGATATATTGCAAATGGATATGTGGAGTGTAGACTTCCTTAGACCATTCCAAACATCAGATCTATCAAAAACTGGTGATAGCAATAAGAAAATGATGTTAGCTGAATGGACTTTAACAGCAAAAAATCCAAATGCTAACTATGGTATATTTAACTTAACTGCATAATTATTTGTAGTTTTAAGGATTAGGAGGGGAATAATCCCCTCCTTTTTAATTTAATTTTTTAGGAGAAACAAATGGGAGTTTTTAAAAACAAAAAACATACCTCACGCTTATACAAGGTTGTTAAAGATGCTTGTTATTCTAAACCAATAGTAACTACAGGTGATGGAAAAAAACAATCTAAAGAAATGGCAAGAGGAGAGAGAGTTTATAATCCTGCTTTGAAAAGAGAAGAAAATCAGGGTTTAGCAATTAAAGGCACAATAGACAGAATGATTGCAAAAGCTGTCGGCAAAGGTGCGTAGTGCCAACAAAAAAGTTTTCACTCAATGATAAAAATGATTCATCAGCAGTAAAAACAAATTTATACTATGATGATGTTGAGAAAAAGATTCATATTGAAAACACGCAAGATGTTGAAGAAATTATTAAGGCAAACAAAGTAGCACAAAATGAAGGTGCATATAAATCAAAAGCCATGTCAAATGCCAAAGGGTATAGAGTGGCAAGATTGCCAAATATTGTTTTACATCAATTAGCGAAAAAAGGAATACTATCAATTACAGGACAAGTTTTAGATAAACCAAGATTTTTTAAATGGTTAAATGACTCAGATAACAGACACTTTAGAATTTATACAGGAAATTTATAATGGCACTTACAACTTATGCTTTGTTAAAAACAACAATAGCAAACTATTTAAACAGGACAGATCTCACTTCATATTTAGGTGATTTCATTACGCTTACTGAAAGCAGGTTAAATAGAGAGTTGCGTGTTAGGGAAATGGTTAATACTGATACCAGTACAACAACAGTAGCAGGAACTCAATCTTATTCCCTGCCAAGTGGTTTTTTAGAGGCTAGTGCAGTTATTTTTCAAAGTGATCCTTATAGAACATTACGATTTATGGCGAATGGTGATTTTTATAGATTTTACAATTTAAGCAAAACTTCAGGACTCCCAACTTTTTTTACGATTGTAGGATCTAACATTTTATTAGGTGTAGCACCTGATTCAGCCAAAACATTACAAATAGATTATTATAAAACAATTACCCCTCTATCTGATAGTAATACATCAAATGATATTTTAACTAATTATCCTGAGTTGTATTTATATGGAGCATTAGCAGAATCTTCTCCTTTCTTAATGCAAGATGAACGATTAGATACTTGGGCGAGATTATACAAAGAAGCCTTAACAAATGCTAACTTATCTTCAGAGAAAGGATCAATTACATCTTCACCAATGCAGATGAGTACAACAGGAATAGTGTAACATGATTAAGTTTGGAGAATTACAAGCTGACTTACCTGCGTATCAAAATTCAGGAGCATTAAAAGCAGATAATGTTATTCCTTTAAAAGATGGATATAAAAGTTTAGCAGGGTTTCAAGCATTAAGTACAACAGGTTTAACTGGAAGTGCTGTAGGTTTATTTTCAGCTTTTCAAGCAGGTGGTGTAACTAACTATGCAGGTGATGCAACAAAATTGTATCAAATGAATAGTAGCCAAGAATTTATAGATAAATCTAAAGTAGGTGGATATAATAATTCTACTACAGAAGGTTCAAGAGATTACTGGGCTTTTACACAATTTGGCACAAATATTATTGCAACAAATCACGCAGATAATATTCAAAAGTTTAACGAAGGAACAGACTCAGCATTTTCTGATTTAGTTTCTATAAAAGCAAAATACATTACAGTTATTAATAACTTTGTGGTGGCAGGATATACAACTGAATCTAGCACAGGTTACAACCAACGAGTAAAATGGTCAGCATTGAATGACAGTTCAGATTGGACTCCAAGTCAATCAACACAATCAGGCTATCAAGACATTGTAGGCCCTCATGGTAACTTAATGGGAATTATTGGTGGAGAACAATCAGGCATAGTTATTTTTGAAAGAGCAATCTATCGTATGTCCTATGTTGGAACTCCATTGATATTTAGATTTGACAAAATTGCCGATAATATAGGAGCATTTTGTGATAAAAGTATAGCCTCTTTTGGTAATATGATTTTCTTCTTGGCTCAAGATGGATTTTATATGCTAACAGGAGGACAACAACTCACTCCTATTGGTAATGGTAAAATAGATAATTTTTTCTTTGATGACATATCTTCTCAAATAGATGGTGTATGTTCAGCAGTAGATCCAAATAATAGTATCGTTGTTTGGTCTTATAGAGGAGGTACAGGTTCAGCCTCTACTACTTCTAACATTAATAATAAATTAGTTATTTATAACTATGCAGTTAATAAATGGAGTACAGGTTCAGGTTTAGAACTAGAATATATATCTAGTGCATCACAAGAAGCCTTTACAACATTAGAAAGTTTAGATGTGTTAGGTGATTTAGATAATTTACCTAAATCATTAGACTCTT